TGGGTTTGGTATCATCACCATCGGGTCAGCAGTTGGCTGAACAGTCTATGCAGCAGGTCAAAGGCCAGCAAGTCACACAACAGGCTCCGCAGCGTTACCTCAATCAGCAGGGCCAGCAGGCACAGCGTGCCAATCCTGGTCAGACGGTGCAGCAATATCTTCAGAATCCTACCATCCCTGGTGGCGGTGGCCTGCGTATCGCCGGTAACTACGGCATGTCGCCCAAGGAATATGGCGAATACCTCATGCGCACGGGTAAGGATAAGTATAATAAGCGCAAACGTAAGCATATTGCCAAAGGTATTGCGTAATGTCGAAGCCCTCAGAGAAATACTTTGATAAGGTCGAACGTTGGCTGTTAGGTGGCATTTCCATCGAAAAGATGGTGATGTCGCCCGACCAGCGTTTTCGTGCCATGCTCGCCTATGAGGTCTATCAGCGATGGCTCCAGGATAAGCAGCTCCGTGCCTCTGATGTGCTCCGTAACATTGCGGCCCGTGAGTACCCTATCCTACTCCGTCGTGCTGCCGAGGGTGATGCGAAGGCCCAGGAGTATGTTGATGCCATGAATGTGCGCCCTGGCATTCCGCGTACACCGACCGAGATATCTAACGACCTCGCACTCTTCAATCATATCATCGGACGCTTTGAGGTGCCGATGGATAATATCGAACGTGCGAAGGTGCAGGATGCCTCAGACTGGCTCATCCGCGAGGGCATGAAGATGGGCGACCCGCGTAGCGTGAAGTCCGGTGCTGACCTGAAGATGGATCTCTATAACGGCTTCAAGGAAAAGGATGATGCGGAGGAGCAGATGCCTGACTCGGATATTGTACTGACGCATGATGTCTCTGTGGTGAAACGTGACCGTGTGAACTACACCGACGAAGAGCGTAAGAAACTGGCCCGTCGCTATGGTCTGACAGACAAACAGGTGATTGACATGATTCAGAACAGCGACGGCACCTGGGAAATGCCCGACGAAGAGGGCGACAAAGAACCTGAAAAGGATGTGTTTGACGAAGATCCATTGCCATGAGGAAGGTCTATTTAAATTATAAGCAATATCTTATATATTTAATGAACGTGCGCGACGGACGCTTACTTGGTGCCCGTCGTTTCGGTAAGACTGATGGCACGTTAGGCCCTCGCATCTATCGGGTGTCGAAGTCCATGCCCCGTGCTACGAACATTTGGCTTGGTAACTCGCGCAAGCAGCTATACACCCGTACCGTGCCAGGTACGATAGCAGCTATTGAGCGTTTCTTCGGACTGAAGGAGGGCCGTCATTTCGGATGGGGAAAACCGCCTCGCTGGGTGAAGTCGCCGATCATCAAGCCTAAGACCTGGGATAACTGTATTTGGTTTGCCAATGGTACGCTTTGGCAACTCATTTCACTCGCCGTCACCGGATCTGCCAACTCTATCACGGCTAACTCCATTGTGGCTGATGAGTGTAAATTCATGTCGAAGTCGAAACTCGATGGTGAGGTTATGCCTGCCCTGTCGGGTATCGTTGACCCTTACGGCAATCTGGGCTACACCGAGGATAACCCGATGTTCAAGAGCACCTTCTTTGCTTCTGATGCCTCGCTGACCAGCAAGGGCAACTGGCTCGAAAAGGAAGAGGATAAGCTCGACGCACATCCGGACACAGGCCCGTTGGTGGATAAGACCTATCGCGAAATCCAGGAGGAATTGCAGGCGTATGCCGAGCGTGTTATCTTCTACAACGACCTGATGGATGCTGCCGAGAAAGATAAGTGTGTGCCTATCGTACAGCGTCCGGAGGATATAGAGGCTATCCGCATCAAGGCTGAAGCCATGATGAACCACGAAGGCCCGTTTAAGATCCTGCCTAACTACGGCAAGCGCATTAACAAAGCGATGCTCGACATGGCCGTAAACTACAAACTCATCACGCCTGAAGAAGCGGAATTGATTTTCTGTCATAAGTATCTCATTACCCCAGAACAGGACTTCGACATGCAGATGATTTACCAGTCGAAGTCGTATGCTAAGAAGATCCGTGAGTTACAGTGCAATGCCTTTGCCTTCTGGCGTGTCTCTACCTTAGACAACCTCGATATTGTTGGCGAGTCGTACATAGCTCGCATGGCGCGTGACCTTCCTCCTGTCGTATTCGCCATATCGATTCTGAATAAGAAGGTGGCTAAGAGTAACGACGGTTTCTATTCCAATCTCGATATCGAAAACATTCACGGCTATATTCCTGATGATTGTCCGGCTATCGACAACTCGTTTACCAAACGTATGGCGACGGGTATCGTGGGTGGTACGATGGAACAGGAGGAATACGAGACACCTAACTTTGGCGACCTACAGACTATCAAGGATTGTACGCTCGATGGTGATGTAGTGGATGCTGCCCCTTTGTATATCAGCATGGACTATAACGCCAATATTAACTGGGTCGTAACCGGACAGCTCTATAAGCGCGACAACCAGGAATGCCTCAATGTGCTTTCCTCTATGTATGTGAAGCATGAGCGCAAACTGCGTGAGCTGATGGCCGACTGGAACCACTACTATAAGCCTAAGATGTCGAAGTGTAAGGAGGTGGTCTATTTCTACGACGCGACGGCAAAGTTCAAGGGTTATGCCATCGAGGGTATGGAGGACTTCAAGGATGTGGTGATTAATGAATTGACCCGTTATGGCTGGAATGTGCGACCGGTGGATATGGGATCGCCTTTGGGCCATGAAAAAAAGTATGCCGATATCAATGAGTCGCTGGCTGGTGTGAGTTATCCTGCCATCCGTATCAATCGCGAGAATAACGAGGCTTTGATTGTGGCCATGCAGACAGCGGAGGTGGAAATCGGCTATAAGGGTTTCCGTAAGCGTAAGAGTGGTGAGAAGCTGAGTGAGGATGCTGACGATGCAGTACGACTGGAATACCGCACCGATGGCACCGATGCTTTCGACTCGCTTTATATCGGCTGCCGCTATCATCTTACGGCCATGTCGGGTATGTGTTTGCCTATTCCTGGTTAATTATTTCCGTACCCCGATAATCAGTTTGTCACGTAGTCACAGAAGGCATTTGCTAACTTTGCTTGCAGAAATTTTAAAACGGATTGATATGACAAGTCTTGATTTCTCTTACGATTATCCCAGCTTCGTCTCGACCGTGTTCGAGGGCGATAGCAAAGTGAGTATGGCCTTCGACCGTGAGGCCCTGAATTTGGTTCATGTAGATACCCGTGCGGATGAGAACGATGTTTGGCGCAAATTGCGTTCCTTCACCATTGGTACTAAGAACGAGTTTTCTCTGACTGGCTCTGCCAGTGGTCAGCAGTACCGCTTACGTTGTGATGCGCGTCCCGTAACATGTGAAGTGGAGCCTATTAAGAGTAGTGGTGGCGGTGGTGGTTCTGACATTACGCCAGGCGTACCCATTCCAAAGGACACTGTGAATAGCAATTCCATTCAGGATGGTAGCATTAAGCGCGAAGATCTCTCTGAGGAAGTGTTGGCTGGTCTCGACGAAATGAATAACATCGGACTGACCGAGCAGGACATTGAGGATATCTTCTTCCCTGATGGTGATGCTCCTGATACGGGCGATGACGACGATGAAGGTGGCGATGACAACCAGAACCAAAACGCTGAGACACCGGAAAATCCTGAGACTCCTGAAAACCCAGAGACTCCAGAGAATCCCGAAACCCCTGAGACTCCGGAAACACCCGAAAGTCCGGAGCAACCCTAACATGTCTGAAACGGCGCTTGCGCCATCAGAATAGTTCACATTATTTATTAACCCAAAATTTTTCAAGCATTATGGCAAAGAAAAAGTTATCTGAACTTGAGTTGATCCTCAAGAAACTTGGTTTTGTCGCCAAGAGTTACACGGATGAGCAGGTTGCTGCTAACGCCGTTCACATCATCGAGCAGGGCACTGCCGAGACTGGCTATCTGAAAACTTACATCTTCGCAAAGGGTGTAACGCTGGAGTCTGAGGTTACTCAGGACAACCTGATCGGTAAGGTCAACATCCCGAAGGACTTCTTGGTTACAGCCGTTAAGCGCGTAACTGTCGAAGCCGGTACTGGTGCTCTCGATGGCAAGTGGGTGATCGTATCTGAGAACGGTACTGCCGTTACACCTTACGAGGCTCCTTCTTCTATCAACGCTGCTGGTATCTGGGCTCTGTTCACCATCAACGTGAAGAGCGGTTCTGCAACTGACGAGTACCTGAGCGTGAACCTGAGCGAGCTCATCGACGTTTACACCGGTGGTAATGGTATCGACGTTACGAACAACGTCATCACCATCGACCTCGACGCTAACGGCGGTCTGGAGTTCACTGGTTCTACCGAGGGCGCTAAGAAGCTGGCCATTAAGATCGACAGCAGCAATGCTAACGGTCTGGCTCTGACCTCTGCTGGTCTGAAGCTCGCTCTGGCTACTCCTTCTACCGCTGGTGTCGGTGGTACTAACGGTGCTATGTCCGCTCAGGACAAGGAGAACCTGAACAAGCTGAACATCGACCTCTGCTCTGACGCTGAGATCGGTAGCTGGTTCGGTTACGCTTCTAACAGCACTATGGTTACGACCACTCTGCCTGCTGTAAGCGACGACTCTATCGAGGATGAGTAATCCGTGAAGAATGACTGACGGTGGCGAGGGTGTTCCTTGTTATCCTGGCACCCTCGCCCACCGAAAGTCGTTTGCTCATAATGCAGAAAGAAAGATTGTTATTCTGAACGACTATGGCAAAGAAGAAATTAAGTCCACTTGGTCTGTTGCTGAAGAAGATGTCAGTACTGGCCGTGGCCAAGTTCGCTACTATAGTGCAGCATGCAGCACTGAGCGACCGCGTGACCCAACTGGAGGCCGACGATGGTAGCTTCATGCTGTCTGTTGACTACGATACCGGCATGCTCGTGCAGACCGGCTCTGTTAATGGTACATTTGGTGTGGATTACGAGACTGGTTACTTGACCTTCACTCCCGCACCTTCAGGTGGAAACTCTTAAAATGATAATGATATGTCTTTAAACATCGCAAGAATCTTACAGAAAAGCAAAGGTGCTTACAGTGCTTCCCAGCAGTATGATATCCTCGATATCGTGCAGCAAGGCCCTGCATTGTATGAATCTAAGAAGCCCAACAACATCGGACACGCTGTGACCGATACCGAGTGGTGGGCTTTGCATTACGACCTGAGCGAGGCTATTGCAGCTGCCACCGGCCCATCGAGTCCGCAGACGCACAATGCAGCTCTCATCAGTCGTATCATGTGTATTGGTACCGACGGACAGCCTTGCAGCATCACGCCGTTGGAGATTGTGCAGTATGTGATTGAGGAACTGTTGACCTACGATCTCATCGCCCGTGATAAACCCGCTTAAACAGAATCGCTGACCTATGAAGAAAGTCAATAACTCGCAACCGTTGGCCGTCTCGACCATCTTCCGTCCGTTGAATACGACTCGGAAGATTGTGGCGCTGGGTGGCTATTCCACTACTCAGTTCTATCGTCAGACGGCAAATGAGTGGAAACCAAACCATAGTGCCGCGATAGCCTGGAATACCGACGGTTCACAGAAGGACGGCCCGCTGCGCCTGCGTATGGACTACTCTGTGCAGGATCCCGACAATCAGGTGACGATGGAGGATTTATCTCCTCAGATTTACTGGTTTGTCGATGATGTGCAGGTGATGAGCGAGGATCCGACGGCTGACTTCTACCTGGTGGACGATTTGCTCTATGTTCGTAAGAACTACACGCATCTGACGGGTGCCAACATTACCTGTGAGGTACGCTTTACCGACCCTCGTAACAACCAGCCCGTCACACTCTCCGACAGCATCGCGCTCAATGCCGTACTCTTTGCCGATGAGCAGTGGGCCATCAATATCCTGTCTGACCGCACGCGCAAGCATTTCCCGCTCTATGCACCAACGACTCTTTACGACTTCGAGGCTGAAGCCCGTCTGGGTAATGCCGATAAGTCTAACCAGGTGGCTTGGTTCTGGGACTACTCCGACAATATGGGCCAGACGTGGAAAACTATTGATGGTAACTGTCTGTGGTATGTGTCAGGTAAGAACAGTAAGACGCTTCGCATAGATATCGACTATGTGGATAGTCTGATGGTTCGCGCTCGTATTGGTGTAGGTAGCGGTACTTCTACTGCCGCTCCTGATAAACCAAATGAGGCTACTGCAAGCATCGCATGGCGCTGGCCGAAGATCCAGCCGCAGGTGGTCAGCTATGGTGGCAACCGCGTGACTCCGGAGGAGGGTGGTATGAAGTTCGGTCTCTTGGTGCATGTGCCTAAGCATGATGATATGTCGCTGGCTATGCAGCGCCATTGGTTGTTGTGCAACTGGCAGGTACGCCGACAGGGATCGCAGCTTGCTCCTGCCAACGTAGGCTGTGCCGACGTGGAGGTGAAGATACCCCATTCGATGCTTTATAGCGAGATCGGTCATAAGTTCATTCCTGATCCGAATGTAGGCATGCGTGGTGTTTACGACGGTGTATCGTTCCGCGACAGCGGTGAGCTCATCGAGCTTTCCTTTGGTGAGACATTCGCTATCCGTACATAGTTATTAACTCATTAAAAAAATAGTATTATGATTAAATCAAAAACCTCTCTCGTGTCTGGTGAAACCATTGCCAAGATTCTGGCCATCACCAGTAACAACAATGTGTATGAGGCATTGCCCAGCGAGATTGGCAACCTCGGACTTTTCTCCGACATGGCCAAGGCTGGTTTTGCCAAGGGTACTTGCTCGACGGCTGCCACAACAGCAGCAAAGACGGCTACAATCTCTAATTATCTGTTGATCAAGAATAGCTTTGTGGCTATCCGCTTCACCAATGCCGTGAAGGTGGCCGATGCTACCTTGAATATCAGTTCTACGGGTGCCAAGCCATTGTATATTGATGATGCAGCCCTCCAGCCAGGCGTTATTCGCCCAGGTATGACAGCCCTGCTTCAGTATGATGGTACACACTACAATGTCGTGTCTCTGATGGGTCTCGAACAGAGTGGTGGTGACGATGAGCTGTATGTGGATATGGGTCTGCCCAGCGGATTGCTTTGGGCTAAGAAGAATATCGACCTCTCTCAGGCAGACCACTTCGCTGCTTCTGAGTTCCAGTATGAGTGCAGTTTCTTCTCTTGGGGTAATACTCAGGGTCACAACCCCATCAGCAACAGTGCCTTCGACTATGACTTTGGTTCTGCCAACGATGGCCCCTATGCCAACACTCCTGGCGCACAGTTGACCGGTCACATCAGTCCGTCGTTCGATGCTGCCCGTGTGAACCTGGGAGCACCATGGCGTATGCCGACCACCAACGAGTTTAAGGAGCTGTTCGACAACATTGACTATATCGATGCTTCGGGTGCCACTATTGATGCTGCTACGACTGATAAGCGTACTACTGTGAATGGTATCACGGGATTGCGCATTAAGTCGAAGTTGAATGGAAAGATTTTGTTCTTCCCCGCCTCCGGCAACGGGTATGGATTGTCGTGGAATAATCGCGGCACGCGCGGCCACTACTGGTCGTCGTCGCTCCATTCGGCTACGGACGGGCGCCTCCTCTACTTCTATTCGGGTGGTGTCAATCCTCAGTACAACTACAGCCGCTTCTACGGCTTTACTGTTCGTCCCGTTCAGTAATTTAGGGGCGCACTCTCTGACACCCGTTTGCCCTGCTTGTGTCGCTTACAGCCGCCGAAAGGCGGCGCGACACAGGCGAGGGAAACGGATGGCAGAGATACTAAGATTATCGGTTTAATTTAAATTGTTTGGCAAAAAAATATGAATCTGAATGAAAAGTTAGAAAAAGAAAAAGTCCGCAATTCTGTGGATGACTTCTCGAAGATATTCCTTTATAAGGAAGGAAAGTTCTATCATGCTTTCGAGGTGAGTGCCTTCCTGATAAAGAAATATGTATGTACTGAGGAGTTTCAGCGTGGTCGCGGAGATAAGGATATCATCAAGTCAGAAAGATATAACGGAAAGAATGGCGAGTATGTACTTGTAGGATTTCCTGTAGAGTCTCTTTCTAAGTTTGTTCCGGCATATAAGAGCATGGATAGTTTGGATGGTAACAATCTCGTGATTACCATCGATATCAACATGTTCGGAGAGGATGCCACCGGTGGGGCCTTGAATAAGGCTTTTAATGACTGGAAGGCTTCATGTCCTCTGCATGAGCAGGCTGCCAATCGAAACCGTATCACGCAGGGCGCAAGCCCGCAGACGATGTTGGCACGTAGCGGTCTGTTCTCTATCGTCTCTGAAGTCCTCGGCTATCCGCTGGAATCCAGTACAGCCGAACAGAATATAGAATTTATTAGCAGCATGAAACGTAAGGTTGTGAGCTTGCTATAGTGTTGTGATATAAACCTCTCGCTTCGGCGGTTCGTTCTTTGACTTAATTACTGTTCGCCCCTAAATTCATAGGTTATCCGTCTGTCACCCTTTGGGGTGGTGGAAAAATATAGGAAAAACATAGGATGGCTCCGCTCCACTGATCCGTCAGCGCCGGTTCTTTCCTTACGTTAGGCAGGTGATAACTGACTTTTCGGTTGGAGTTCGGGATGTTCTTCCCCGCCTCCGGCAACGGGAATGGATTGTCGTGGAATAATCGCGGCACGAACGGCAACTACTGGTCGTCGTCACTCAATTCGGCTACGAACGGGCGCAACCTCAACTTCAATTCGGGTGGTGTCAATCCACAGAACAACAACAACCGCTTCAACGGCTTAACTGTTCGTCCCGTTCAGTACTTATCGGCTTACAGTATGAAACAAAAAAGAGAAAAAACAAAATGTAATATGGCATATCATTTGACAAAGGATCATTTAAGACTGGAACTGCATTCGGCTTTTGTCTGCGCAAAGCAGCACAAGAGCAAGAAACCGTATGTGGTGAAGTTTGCTAAACGTCTGGATGAGCATCTTGACAGCCTTTGCGATGATTTATGGAATCGTAATTACATACCCGAACCCTCTACCTGTTTCATCGTTGAGCATCCAAAGAAGCGTGAGGTTTTCGCAGCACAGTTCCGTGACCGCGTGGTGCATCACCTCTACTATAACATGCTGCATCAGCTCTACGAGCGTACCCTGATTGCCGACTGTTATTCCTGTATTCCTGGACGTGGCACCCATTTCGGTATTGAGCGACTGAAGAAGCACATCCGCAGATGCAGCCACGGCTATCAGAGGCCCTGTCATGTGCTGAAACTCGATAAACGTGGCTACTTCATGCACATACATCGTCAGCGCCTGGCAGACATCGCCTGCGACTCCATTAAGAAGATGTCGGTACGTCGTGCAGGAGGCGTGGCCCGTACATGGGGTGACGTGATAGATATCGACTTTGTGCTTTGGTTGACCCGTGAGATCGCCCTGCTCAATCCGAAGGAGAATTGCCGTATTGCTGGCTCGGTACACGATTGGGACGGGCTCGACCATGCTAAGAGTCTTTTCTATACCCTCGACGGTCGCGGACTGCCTATCGGTAATCTCACTTCACAGCTCTTCTCGAATGTCAATCTGAATCCCTTCGACCAGTTTATGAAGCGTGTCATGCACTGTGAGCACTATGGCCGCTATGTCGATGACTCGTATGTGGTCGATGAAAGCAAGGCCCGACTGAATGCTTTGATTCCTCCCATTGAGGACTTCCTTGGTGAAGAGCTCGGACTGGAACTGAATCAGGGAAAGATACAAATCCACGATGCACGTCATGGTGTGGAGTTCCTGGGTGCATTCATCAAGCCTAACGTGACCTACATCAGCAACGCATCGCTGAACCGTATGATCCGCAACATCAACGACCTGGATATGAAGGATAAGGAAGCGGTGTTTCACTCCGTCAATTCATTCCTGGGCATTCTCTCGCACTATGCCTCTTTCAATATCAGGTGCCAACTGTTCCTTACGCCGAAATTCCTCTCTGTCGGACGCTTTGACAGTGCCGTGACTAAATTCGAACTGTATGATTTTTAATTCACAACAATAATAACCCTTTAAAAAAATTACGATTATGAACAACAAGTATTCTGGAACAAAGGCAGATTTCTCGCCAGTACGCGAGGATGCCAGTCGTATCATTATCAGCTATGGTTTGACCAAGCTCAGTAAGGATCTTTACGAGTGGTTTGAGGTGCATCTGTATAAGAAGCAGCACAACGCCCTGACTCTGGCCATCGTAAAGGAGGCTATCTTGGGTGACATCAACGCTCACACCGACGAAAAAATCCTCTCAAGCTTTGTATGGACTCCTGAAGGTGGTAACGCTATCAATGTGTGGCTCTCTACAGAGAACCAGCGCAACTTCTCTGAGGCACAGCGTATCGCTTCTGGCAACGCTGAAATCCTGCCGCTGACCTTCAAGCTCGGCGAGACAGCAGAAGGCACTCCCGTCTATCACACCTTCCAGACCGTTGAGGAGCTGAATGTTTTCTACATGTCGGCATTTGCCTACATCAACCAGTGCCTCAATGAGGGCTGGCAGCAGAAGGATGCTATCGACTGGACTCCTTACGAGGCTTTGTTCCCCACTGACGAAACAGGTGAGTAAGGTATGGTAACGCTCCTGTTTCTCTCGCTCTTCCTGGTCACGCTCTACGTGGGCGTGACCACTTGGAAGCTCGGTGAATTGCCCGACAGCATATCGTCGATGGTCTATGTGCTGCCCGAAGGTGGCTGGCGCTGGCTGTGGACGGTATGGCTTTGGGCGGTGGCGCTGCTGACGTGCATCCCTGCTATCGAGGCCCTGAGACCGAAAAGCCTGGAGGTGTTCGGATTCTTTACGATGGCATGTCTCGTTTTCACGGGTGCTATGCCGCTGTTCCTGAAGGATCAGGAGCGTACACATCACATCCTGGCCATTGCCGGCGGCATCTTCTCACAGATTGTCGTTTTGTTCGTCAGTCCCTGGTTCCTTGCGCTCTGGCTGCTGATGGTGTGGCTTTTACTCGATAGCCTCACGGCTTCCGAAACCCCACGTTGGTATGACGGAAAATCGGTATTTATTAGTGAAGCCATCTGCTATGCCTCCTTCTTTGGTAGTCTGATTTTCTATTTTTAATTCTCAATTCTCAATTTGTAACTTATGCCTACTCCAAACACAATATCCAATCATTTCACGCTCACGGCCCTTCAGAACGGTTTGACTATTCAAGGCTCTCTGCGTGTGTCTGGCACATTGTCACAGAACTACTCTGCTGGTACTGGCAAGTGCATTCCCGATTGGTATGCTACTCCTGCAAAACGTCCAAAACTCTATCCGGTCATTCGTAAGGGTGGTGTCTATATCGGTGCTTCTGCTATCAATGCCGGTAAGTGGTATTATAACGATGCGCTGATTGTTTTCGATAGTTCTACCCATAAGTCCACCAACTTCAAGGATGCAGACAATCATCCGCTCTTCGAGGAAGGTACGATGACGGTCTCTCTTGCTGGCGAATCTTATACCGTTCCCTGTTTGACTATTATCTCTAACCTGGCATCACCTACCAATCTCGATGTCGATACCATCGGCTATGAGGGTCAGGTAGAACTTAACGGTAAGTTTGTGGACTTCCCCCGTTGCTCGCTCGACGTGAAGATTGCCCAGATGACTACACAGGGCTATCTCGGTTTGCTGTCGCCTGAGAGTGCTATCATTTCTGCCAAGAGCGGAGCTGGTAGCAGTGTTACCATCGATGCTGAACTATATGGTGAGGATGGTACTGCCGTAAGCACCTATTATGTGAAGTTCTTTAACGCTGGTACAGGTCAGCAGATTACCGTCGCCTCTGGTGCAAAGTCTGTTACCATTACCGAGGCCGATGTTACTGACAACATGATCATCCGTTGTGACTTCTTCACTGACAGCGCCATGCAGAATCGTATCACGTCTGCCTTTGCCTCTATCGATGATACCACCGATCCTGAATATCTCTATGTCAGCTTCAATGGTTCCGATGGCGATACCAGCGGACAGCTGGATAGTGGCGAGACGTGTACTGTCACTATGTGGGTGGCTACGATGGAAGATCCTACGGCTATCAATACGGCTTATACGAACTTCACGGTGCAGTTCTATGATGGCAACCAGCAGGAGATTACCACCGGTCTGCCGACGATTACCGTCGCTAACAACAAGGCTACGATGGATGTCACCTATCAGTTCATCGCATCCAATGGTTATAAGATCAACGGTATCGTAACCGCACAGTAACATTATTCACTTTTTCCTATAGAGTATATGTCAAAACCAGTCATATCAAACACTTTCTCCCTCACTGCTATCAAGCAGGGTGACGATGGTACGCCAGGTGGTAACACCGCGACCCTCTTCTTATTCAAGCGTAGTGCCACTCCCATCACGGCGATAGACTGGAACTATGCGCTGACCTATAACTTTGCCAGTCAGTCACTCAGCTCCACACCTTCTGGTTGGACGCTCAATAAAGTGCCTGCCGGTACCGATCCTGTCTATGTCACGGCTGCTACGGCGTATAGCACCGAGACAACAGACTCTATCGCTGCAAGTGAATGGTCAACGCCTGTACTCTATACGGAAAATACAAATGCTGCTACCATCTTCCTCTTCAAACGTAGTGCTACGGCTATCACGGCCCATGGCATTACGTCTGATAACGTCTATTATAAATTTGCCGATGGTAAGCTCTATAATGGCACTGGTTCCAGCGCTTCTGTCATTACCGACTTGAACGGCTGGACGCGCAACATCCCGACGGATGATGGTAAGCCTTGCTATGTTATTCAGGCAACTGCCGTTGGTACTGGTACGCATGATAGGATTTACCATACCGAGTGGAGTGATGTCACCAAACTTGTAGAGGATGGTGTCAGCATCAGTTCGGCTGATATTATGTTTGTCCTGAGTGATAGCGGTTCTACTGCTCCAGCAGACAATGCAGGATGGGAATCTGCTTTTTCTGATTTGGATATCAAGTCAACGAATGCGTCAAAGTATGTCTGGCAGGCGACGAAGATTGTGCTTTCCAGCGGTACTACCAAGTACACGGGTAAACAATGCCTGGGCAAAGTCAGCGAGTTCGCAAGCATCACTGAGCAGTATGCTCTCGGTACGGCATCAGCAGCTACCGGCACATGGCAGGATAATACACCACCTTCACCTTCCAAAGGCTCGTACCTTTGGACGCGCACAAAATTGACCTATAGCGGTGGTGGTACGACCTACACACCTTCTGAAAATGGTCAGTGCATTGGCTATTATGGTCAGGACGGTACAAGTATTACTTCTGCCGATATAGTCTTTGTGTTAAGCGATAGCGGTACAACGGCCCCTGCCGATACGGTATCGTGGCAGACTGCTTTTTCTGATTTGGATATCAAGTCAACGAATGCGTCAAAGTATGTCTGGCAGGCGACGAAGATTGTGCTTTCCAGCGGTACTACCAAGTACACGGGTAAACAATGCCTGGGCAAAGTCAGCGA